TGTGTCAAGTGAAACCACTTGTTCACAAGAAGGTTTGCAGCTTTTTGTTTTTCTGCATCTGACATTCTTGCGAGTGATTCTACGAATTGTTCTGCTGTGATTTTCATAATATAACCTCTTTTCTTACTTTACGAATCATAGTACCATGTTTTGATAACAAAGTCAAGTACTAAATTACTCCATTTTCCCAAACATCATCTGCAAGTTTCTTTTCCATTCTATAGGCTTCCTTTTCCCAAGGTAAATCCCAATAGTTGGTATCTTCTGGAATTGTCTTGGTTTTCCATTTTGCAACACCATTGACAATACCGTCATTCATTTCTTTTCTTGCATACTGTTTGACATGAACCATTTCATGACATAACGCTTGTACCAAATCTTTGATACCTATTTTCTTATCAAGTTCTATTTCAAATTGTCTATTGGTATCTTGCATCATACAAAAACCAATCGCATCACTTTTGATATTTACTAGATTAACAGTAATATCTAAAGTCCTAAATCTAGGAAGCAACTTGGTAATCATGTGGCCGACAACTTTATGACAGATTTCTCTCTGTACTTTGTTACCACCATTTACTTCGACAAAATTCATAATTTCTCTCTTTCTTGATTATATTATCATTCTATATTAAAAAAGAAATAAAGTCAAGCACTATTTTATCCTTATAAATCAAGGGTTTAGAGGGGGAATAAAAGGGGGATAGCAGTATTTTTACCACTATCCCCAAGGGTGATTCGCAAATATGGGTTTTTGAGAGAGAGAGTGAGAGGTTACCATATTGGAATCATTCTTTTAATATACCAGAAGTATATTTAAAAGTCAAGTCAAATAAGGTTACCGTTAGGCATCCAATACTCATCTGTCCAACCAAATGCAGATTTGACTACTGCATCTGAAAGACCTTTATACTTTTGATGTAGAACTTTATCTTTTGCATGACAGACAACTTCAGCCTCTGATTTATGCAAACCTTCTAACATCTGAATGAACATAGTTTCTTTTCTCATTCTAGGTGTTTGATTATCTGCACCTTCAATATAGTGCCAGAACTTTCTTACTTCTTGAGAAAGAAGTGTATGTTCTGTTCCTTCAGGCGCTTCATTTGGTTTGTAAGGTACTTGACCTTCAGGCATAACCCATTTAATTTTTGGGTCAAAAGAAGATTTGATTAACATTCTCAAAGGTTCACTATCGTGTTCCTTTAGAACTGCAATCTTCTTATCTTTAGTTTTTGCATTATTCACCTTTGTCAATACTTCTGACATAAGAGGTGTATAAGTTTTCACTGGTTTATTCATTAAAAATCTCCAATATTTTCCATTAGGTTTTTTAGTTTATACTTGATAAAATAATTTAGTAGTTGTTTCCTATCTCCATTTGGTGCATCCACAAAAGTTTGAATACACTTGTCTACTAGTTCTTCTGGAATATAGTTGAGGTCTATTAGAGTTCTATTTCTATGAAAGTTTCTCATCATGTCTTCATTACAGAAATCTTCAGGCTCAAGTTCAATCCAAGTTTCAAGTTTTCTTTTTGAGATGGGTCGTTGTCTTAACTCATCTACGAAACAATTATCTGGTGATAAAAAGTTTGGAACACCATCACTTCTATCACCTTGAAGTATATGCTCTTTAATATATGTAGTAGGGTCTACACCGTTAATAAATTTCTTTTGAGTTGGACTGTACTGAGCTACAAAATTGTGTTGTTGTAGTTGAATAAAATCCTTGTCTCCAGAAAGTATCAATACCTTCTCGTAGTTCTTTGGTTCTTTTGCAACATGAAATACAATAGATGCAATAACATCATCTGCTTCTGCATTTTCTACTTGCAATACTTTGTATGGGAAAAACTTATCTAGTTCGTCACGAATTAGATGTAACGTATCAAAAATAGCGTTCCAATCTAGTTTAGATGCTTTTCTATCTTTTCTACGACTATACTTGTAGTTAGGAAATATTTCCCTTCTCCAATTATTCTTAGCATCATAACAAAGTACAAGTTCACCGTATTCATCAGAGAATCTACTACGATATCCCCTTAATGAATTCAGAACCATGTGTCTAACCAAGTCTGGTTCTATTTCTTTTCGTCCACCAATTTGCACCATCAAATTAGATAGTGTCACTTGGTTCATATCAACTAATATCATCTCCGTCACCATCATCATCAGATTGAGGAAGACATTTATCAATCTCGTTTAAGTTCACTTTAGTAATGACTGTATTGTCATCTGTTAATTCTGTCTTCACTATTAAGTCCATGAAGTCTTGTATTGGGTGTGTAAAACCCATTTGTCTGTAAAGGGCTCCCCTAACAACTTCGTTAAGGAAACTAATATCACCTATGAATCTATCCTTCTTAATATCAAAACCATTTTCACCCACATTATGTATAAGATTAATCATTAGACCCTCTGCAAGATTATCACAAAAGGTCAAGTCCTCTTGCATCCTAGCAGCATCTAAATCCACAATCTTTGGTGCATTTGGTTTAAATTTAGTTGGAAACTCTATGATATTATCGTTCAATAACCTAACTCCATTTTTCTCTTGTCTACTTTTTTGAGATACCTACGTCTACCAGCAGCTTTTGCTTTACGTTTCTTTTCACCCTTACTAGTAAAATAACTACGTTCTCTTAGTTCTTGAAAAAAACCATCTTTCATTAGTTTCTTCTTTAGAACTCGCAACGCCCCATTGACATCAGATGTTATATTACCATCTTTATCTTTAGTTTGACGTACCGTGACAGTCATACCTTCACTTTTAGGCATATGTCTATCTTTCTTATGACGAAAGTTTTTATTATATTTGTTGTATCTCATTTTACTCCTTATTTGTTATTATTATATATTCGTTCACAGATACCACTCTCTAAAATCATAGAAGTAGTATTTACTGCAATCTGTGGGTAGTATGATACTATCACAAAACCTACAATTATTCCTAAGATAAATTTCAACATTATGTTATCCTACACTAATTCTTTAGTAGAGTCAAGTACTTTCTCAACACATTCTACAGCTTCATTATCGAAACCACCGATATGCCAGTTATACTCTTCAGTAGGGATATATCCATCTTTCCAATTGTAAATCGTTGCAGTGACATAATCAAAATCATCTCCATACTCTTTATCTACAAAAGGAACTTTGAATTCTAACGTCCACTGTGCGTTGACCTTTTCATAAGGACTTGCATCAGTAAATGTTGGTTCTCCAAATGTCTCAACCAACTTTGCATAAGTTGTCTTGACATATCCTTTCAAACTAGTCATGTTGATGTTTATTGCATCATCATTTTCAAAGTCTAACATTCGATTACTTCTCCTTTCCCAATCCAGACTAATAGTTCTTCAAACAAAATTTCCCATGTATCTTTTCTCTCTTTCAAGTAATCAAAAGCATACACATTCTCTTTTGCCCATTTGATAGCGTCTTTCGCATTATCAAACTCACCTTTTAAACCCAACTTATTCGCTTGGGTGTATACGATATATTTCACATTCTTCATTACGCAGCCTCCAATAGTGTTCCACAATATTTTACAACGTCTTCAGGCGTTGCATAGTAATCAGTGTACCTATCAAAAGGCACAATCATACCACCACAGTCTGGGTCTTTACAGACTGCACCGACATACCAACCAGCGGCAGATGCCATCACGATATTCTCAGAGACAGGCATCTCTGTACCGAATACGTTACAGTCAGTAAATTTAACGTCTTTGATGTTTTTTTGAATTTTCATATTAACCTCACTCTCTCAATTATATTATCATTCTACCATGTTTTGACAACAATGTCAAGCACTTTTTAATAGTACCCCCAAAAGTCATTCCACATATCGTCTACCACACCTTCTGCGATACCGATATCGAAATGAGTTGTCAAACCCAACTTTTCTACCACAAAGGCTTTCATCTCTGCGATATGTTCACACTCACCAATCTTGGTTTCAAGACCGTCAATATCAAAGACCTTCTCTTCGATATCCATCATGTAGTTTTTAATTTTACTCATTTTTACCTCTTTCTCTTTATCTTACTCTTAGAGTATACCTTGTTTTAATAACAAAGTCAAGTCTTTTTTTAAAGAAAATAGGCTTAAAAAAACCCTTGAAAATCAAGGGTTTCTTTAGGTATTTTTAATGGTGATGTATATGTTTTAGTAGTTTTTTAAGTTTTTTCTTGGATTTACCTTGAATTTTCGTCTTTTTCACCGAATCAAGGTTTTCTAGAGAATCACCCACAATTACGAGTGCAATCATACCCATAGTTTTGTGGGGGGTGCAAACATAAAGATATACACCTTCTTTTTCAAAAGTATATGAAACTTCTTTATTGTTCTTACTTTTGATTATTTCTGCACCTTCTGGTACAGATACAAACTGGACATTATGTCCTTTACTAGTCGGCACCCAAGTAATCGTATCACCAACATTAACTCTGGCGATATCCTCTGAGTATACCATCTTAGCTCCATCATCTCGTTTATTCAACATTTCAATAGTCATATCCTCTGCGAAAGCAGAAGATGTAATCATAACAAATAATACTGTAAATAATCTAATCATTTTGTTTCCTTTTTACCATTAATTATTTTTAGTTCTTCGTCTGTATAGGGCCACATTATTGTAACTCCTCTAGTTTTTTATCATACTCTTTATTAGTTTGGTCTTGAACTCTTTGTAAATGATATGGTGCTTCTCTATCGAATTGACCGTAATGTTGGAATATTTTTTGGTTTGCTCCAAGTTGTCTGGCTCTTTGCATATTAATAAATGTTCTCATTACAACCAATCTAATCGCATCACACACATGACAAGTACGCTCATACACAGCGCTTGCTACTGACATTTTAGTCTCCTTTTTGAAAATATAGTTTAGATTTAAACTACACTATTATTTATAATTAAACACCCATTCCAAAAATGAAAATCTGTTATGCGTTTCCGTAAACAGTATTATGGGTATTATTCACACGAACAAAAGTCGTGCATTTAGAAAGTGCTTTCAATCGTCTTGCACCAACATATGTACAAGCAGAACGAATACCACTTAGTATATCTTTTACTGTATCTTCTACCTTACCACGATAAGGAACTTCTACAGTCTTACCTTCTACACCACGATACTCATTATGATTACCGTGTCTATCCATTGCAGATTCAGATGCCATACCATAAAACTTCATGACACCATCTACAAGTTCTCCATCACATTCATCATGTCCTGCTAACATTCCACCAATCATTACAAAGTCTGCACCAGCAGCAAAACCCTTTACAATATCACCAGAAGTAGTACAACCACCATCTGCAATAATGTGTCCACCCAAACCATGAGCTGCATCTGCACATTCTATTACTGCACTAAGTTGTGGATATCCGATACCAGTTTTAATTCTTGTTGTACAAACAGAACCAGGCCCGATACCAACTTTTACAATATCTGCACCAGCAAGAATTAGTTCTTGGGTCATATCGGCAGTAACAACATTACCAGCAACAATAGTTTTATCTGGACACTTTTCTCTTAGTTCTTTTACTGCATCTACAAAACGAATAGTATATCCATTTGCAACATCTAATCCAATAAACTTGTATAGATGTTCATTTGTTTTGAGAACATCAATATCATTGATACCACCCATCATACATAAATTATATCCGGCACCAAACGCTGTTGGGTCGTTTCTAAGATAATGTCTTGCTGGGGAAGTAATCATATTAAAACTAGAAAGTGCAAGATGCATCTCTGGAGTACCAACAGTATCCATATTTGCAGCCATAATTGGTATGCCTGTCCATTGTTCTTTTGAGTGTAGGAAAGTATGAGTGCGTTTCATAGAAACGTCACTTCTAGAATTCATTGTTGACCTTTTGGGTCTAATTAGTACGTCAGAGTAGTCAAGTTTTACATCATCATTTATTAACATTATTGCCTCTATGTAAACATTTTATCTATTGTATTTCTTTTGGGTCTTCTTATTACTTTTTCTTTTTTGGGTTTACCTTCAAAAGATTCTTTTGCTCTTTCAGCTTCTTCTTTCATTCGTCTTTCATATTTTTGTTCTTCATCACGCTTAGACCATTTACATTGTTCCCTTTGTGATAGTTGATATTTAAATCTTTCTTGCACTTCTTTTGCATTATCTGTCCACTGTAACATAAATTTAATCGCAATATATCCATCACCTTTGAACATAAGTTTACCATCTCTGTAAACTTTTCCTTTTGAATTGTCTAATTCAATACTACAATTTTTATAGTCAAGTCTCATCCTTATGCAGTCCTACAAAATATTCTGCATCAACTACAACTAGTGGTTTGTGATTGTTTCTTTTAATCACGACCACTGGTTCATAGTCTTTGCTATTTTCGACTGCTTGAGAATATGATTCCCAAATGTTTACTTTTTCTTGGTTTTTACATTCAACAGAATAAGGGAACTTCTCTCTTGCAGCCCTTGCCATAATTAGGTCTTCACCACCAGCACCCATAGACCTAGATTCCACATCTTCTGGATGCACCTCTAGTTTTTCTATCAGTTGGTCACGAACCCACTGTTGTAGTCTCCGACCTTTTGCTTTCGCACTTTGTGTCTTCATCTTGTTAATATTGCTTCATCCGTATACATATTATAGTCATCAAACGCATCATGAACATTAGACCATCTTGTATATTCTTTTTCACAAACATCACAACGACAATGATGACAAACTAATACTTGTTTACTTTCTTCAAAGTCTTTGTATAGTTTAGTATCACAATGTGTTTCGTGTCCACAGTTTTTACAGTGTCTAACAGCCATCCTCACTTACCTCATAACAATTGCAATCATGACATATATCATTCACACATTCTTCACATTCAGTACCACAATGACATTCATGTCCACATTTAGTACATTTACTCATAATCGTACTCCTCGTATTCTTCGTTTACTTCGTCTTCGTCATCAATATTTATCTCACCACCACAAAAGACACAGTGTCTAGCGTGGTAGTGATTTTCTGACATTCCGAACTGAACTTTAAACTCTACGTCACAATCGTTACAATAGAGAACTTTTTTTGCCATGTTTATGCAGCCTCGTAAGCATCATCCCATGTTCCAGATAAACCAGCAACCTCATATTCGGTCACTCTGTTTTCAAAGAAGTTAGTGTGGTCTGCACCGTTAAGTACCCACTCTAACCAAGGTAAAGGATTTTCTTTCACTTTAAAATTAGGTTTTAAACCAAGTTGTAATAATCTTCGGTCTGTAATATATCTTATATAGGTCTTTACGTCAGACGCTTCAAGTCCTTCTGGAGCACCCATCTTATAAGTCATCTGCACAAACTTATCTTCTAGTTTTACTGATAGTCTTGCCATCTCATAGATTGCAGCTTTGAACTCATCATCTACTATCTTAGGATATTCTGTACAGAACTGTCGGAATAATTTTGCAATCCCCTCTACATGGATGGATTCGTCACGAATAGACCATTCTACGACCTTTCCCATACCTTTCATCTTACCGAACCTTTGGAAGTTCAACAACATCACAAATGATGCAAACAGAGCAATACCTTCATTCATTACTGACTTCGCCATTGCAAGTGCAAGACCTTTATGAGTTGATGTATTAGAATCCATCATAAAGTCAATCTTATCTGACATTTCTGAGTATTCCAGAAACGCATGATATTCTTCTGGTGGAAGACCAAGTGTTTCATTTAGAAGTGCGTATGCTCTCTGGTGGATTGCTTCTCTATTTGCAAACGAACCTAACATATTTCTAACTTCGTTATTCTTGAATTTTGGAATCAACTGGTCATAGTAGTTCTGTCCAACTGCAACATCAGCCTGTGTAAATAGTCTTAGAATATTAGTAATATAGTCTTTCTCTGCTTCACTAACTTTACCACCCTTCCAATCTGCAACATCTTCTGCAAGGTCAAGTTCATCTTCAATCCAGTGAACCTTCTCATGTCTTGTTGTAATTTCAACTGCCCAAGGATAATAGAATGGTTTGTAAGTTTCACTAAACTTTAGGAGACTACCACCACCTCTTTTCTTAAATAGTGTTTCTGCATATACCATCAAGTCATCATAACCACCGATATGTTTTTCATCAACAAAAATCTGTGGTACAGAATTCACTCTACGAACTTCTGTTGGTTGTCCAATAACTTCTGAAATACCATTAATTGATTGGTAAAACGCAAGTCTTTCTTCTTCATTATCCATGAGTATTGTTTCATATTCAAATCCGTTTTCATCAAACCAGTTTTTTGCTTTTGTGCAAAACGGACAATCTGATTTAGTGTATATTTTAATTTCCATT